ATCCACTCCGTTGTCTGTATCGTTGTTTAACAATAGTCTACCCGAAGAAAGTAAATTCATTTTTTTTATACCAACCCCCACGTAAAAAGCTAGTTCAGACGCTCCACTATTAGCGTATAAAAAAGTTTTGTTTGCATTTACATTCGTTGTGTTATAAACACCAAACTGTAACGCTACAGTATTATCATTATTGAAAGCTGAAAATGATGAATATCCCGCGCTATTTGTTTCTTTGACGTTTAATCCGTTAGAATCAAAAAAAGCTATACTATCACCTAACGTGTTTGAACTATTGAACTTTGGTATTCTATTCGTAGTACCCGAACCATTAACCAAAGCTGATTTTTCTGCAACGGTTAAGTGTTGATAATCACCTACGTTTAACCCCCCTAAGTCATTGTGTAAAGTTGCTGTTGCTGATGCATATATCGTTGTAAATTCGCTTGAAACTTCCATTGTAGAGGCGTTTTTCTGAATTATAACACGCCCTACTCTTGCCCCAAGATACTGCAATTCAGTTGGCAAACTTGCAGGAACTGGCGATAATCTTGCATCACTTAAGTTATTATAATGCGCATCTCCTAAAATGGTATATAACTTACTTGGATTATCCGCTAAAATATACACGTAGTCAACTCTATAGCTATTGTTCGGTAATGTTGTTAACGTACCCGCTAAGCTATATTGTGTATTATTAATTTGAGAAAGTCCAGCAGTACGTACCCAAGTACCATTGATATAGGCTTGCGTAAACGTATCCGCACCTGATGTGTCAAATGTAGGCGTTGTAACCTCAATAAGTCCCGAATAAAATAATCCTGCTGTAACTAATAAGTTACGGTTAGACGTTGTTAATATAGCCCCTTGTGACCTTCTAAGTCCCTCGCTATTTAAGAATCTACGTCTTAACTTTGCATTTGCATCTACATTTTGCCCAATTAAAGCAATATAATCTAAGGTATTACCTACCCTTGAAACTACGTATATGATTGAATTTGTAGTAGTGTTTATATCGTTTGGATTAGTAGTTACCAATATATTAGGCGTTCCACCGTTATAATTAACTAATAAAAAGTTGTTAGCGTTATCGGTTAAGCTAATGTTTGTTTGCGCTGAAATAGTATATTTCACCAATGGTGAAGTAGAATTATTCGCACTTCTTAATATCGCTATTCCTGTCGCTATATTAACAGTTCCGTTACCGTTGTTCGTAATTTCAAAACCCGATATTGCACCCGCTGAATTACCTGCAAATTGCAACGGCTCTGTTTTCTCAATTGTCCCGTTGGTGCTTGTTGCAGTTAAAAATGTTGGGGCAGTTGTAACGTCCTGCCCGTTTGTTATCTTAATTCCTTTGTCAAATATTGCTTTACCCATGTTTCTTTTTTTATGATTGTAACCCTACTATATACACATCCGCATCTGATAACGCATCACCTAAAATGGTAACGACATTACCAAATACTGTCCAATCTATTGACTTATATCGAACCCCCCTATCAATTGATATGAATTGAGGTACCGCCCCAACAGGTAACGTAAACGTGTTTGTATTTGAAGATAAAAATATTTCCTCGTAAACTTCGCTGAACCCCGTAGGTATTGCAGGCTTCCCAATAATATAGTCATCTTGAGTGTCATCTAATTGATTCCAATTAGCTTGTACGTTTTTTTCTGCATCGGTAGCGAGTCCTGCAAGTTTAGATTTTTCTGCAGTAGTAAAGTTTTCTTCGCTTAATCCACGCCCCGAAACAACCTCGACTTTTTTTGTATTTAATTCTGAAAAGTTTTCGTTTGCTTTAACTTGTGAATTTCTTAACGTATCTCCCAAACCATCATTAGCGGTAGATACATTTATATTTTGAATTATCGCCATGGAAAAGAGTCCTCCACCTCTAATGTTTTATCTGTCAACTCGGGTAAGTTTTTATCTGAAACATATTCTAAAAAGTTAGCTTGTACGCCTGCTATAAGCGTCATGTATTTCAAGCTTAATTTTTCTATCTCTGAACTATCAATTGATGTCATATTTTCGCCTGCTATTTTATGTATTCCATTTTCAGAAACTTTATAACTTCCAAAATCTACATATAAAGAACTGGTATAATAGGATAAATAGTCTTTTATATAATCTTCATAAATGATAAGATACTCACCTGCTAAATTAACATCGACAAAATCATTGTATATTTTATTATACAATTTCAAGCCTAAAAATGATTTTAAATGCGTTGTTTGTGCGATAAAAATCATTGGTTTTAGATTGTCAGTATCTATATTCCCGTCAAATTGCGTTAACGCTACTACGTCACTCGGCTGTATTAATAATGTAACTTGGCTCATACTATTGGTGGTGTTTCTATTTTAGGATTTCCTAACAATTTTCTCGCTTCATCTTCACTAAATCCAAAAATCAAGTTAATCATTGCTATCGCACTTTCATAGCTTGTTAGTTTTTGTGCGTATGATGCTTGTATCTCTAATAACGATTGAACTCCACCAACTGAACCTCTTAGATTAGCCTGTGCACTTGCGTTCTGTTGTTCCGAAGTCTGTTCGTTTATTCCGATTACATTTTCAGTTCCGTTATTGTCTAACTCTTCACTTTCAAAATCTTTAAAATCTAAAATAATTGACGAATCAATTTTATTGAATACTTCCTGTAATCCATCTAAAATAATTTCACGAATAGGATTAATTACACGTCTGAAAACAGACTTAGTAGCTACGGCAATTTCATCCGCATTTGAGCTGAAACCTGTTTTAGATCCCGCTAATAATATCGCAGGGTATGAATGCGCAATTAATAATTTCCTTTCTGATTCCTCTGTATAGTTAACATAAGTAGCATTAACATTAGGTGGGTCTATATTGTCAACTACAACTGCATTTTCTGCAGTATTACCTATTGAAACAATGGTGTCCTGTCCGTCTATCCCGCTAAATTTATCTCTTAATTCTTTTGCTGCAGTGTTTTTTTGTTCGTCACTTAATCCACGTCCACCAACCCAATTCACTACTTTTTTTCCTGAGAATCCAGTCTTAATATCTCTATAAGAATGCTGTGCCATAAGTCCCTCATCTTGTGCCCATCTTAAAGCTGAATACCAGTCAGGCTTCGGAAATAAAGGCTCATTCGTGGGTCTTATTACTCTAATTATATTTATTCCGTTTTCAGGTTTTTCACCGTTAAAGTCAGAATAAAATTGAGGTGTATATTTATACTTTTTGCTCCAATCGTAGCTATACCAATATCCGTCAACATTCATATCTTTATCGATATTCAAAGCTGTTGATTCAATAGGTAAGTGAAAGATTTTAGCTGGTTTATTTTCTAAACCCCAAACAATTTGCGAAGTAAACGCCCCCTGTTTTTTAAAATCCATTACAATAAGCCTAATGTCTTTTTTAGATATATAAATATTTGGATTTTTACCACCAATATTTTTATTGATTAATCCTTCGCCAATAATTAAATTAACAATATCGTTAATGCACGCACTATTAGTGACGCTGTCATCATACGCATCGCTAAAAAGCTTGTAATTTTCGTTATTTGTTCCATTTAATATGTATTTCGTGCCTACTACGACCTCAGTAATTGAGGGCATATAAGCTGAAAATGTCATTAAATGAACCTTGGTGTCGTTTGTTTCGATTGTGAGTAGTTTTGAATGTCCGTAATTTCTTTTACAACTATCATTTTACCTAAATAAATGACCTTTGAATTGTTTGAAATTGATATTTCGTATTTATTTCCTGCAACAAAATCAATATTTGAGGCTAAAATAAAAGATAATCTATCATTTCTTTTTGTCCAGACTAATGTTTGAACTATTTCAACTTGTGAAAATTCATTGATAGCCTTGAAAACTAATACGTCCCCATAGTCAGGCGCAGTCCTTACAACTGCGCTCAACTCAAAGGGTGTATTTAATTTTAAAACTTTCATTATGCAGTAGCTACTAATGCTGAATTATAAGCCGTTACTGCTGCAGGTGCTAATGTATAAGCAAAAGTCGGTTCCATTGTAGAGATTGTAAACAAGAACCCTTGCGCATCTGTAGACTCTACAATAGTAAGTACATCCGCTCCATTAACTGCTCCAGCTACGATTATGCTTCCGTCATTTCCTTCGAAGAAAACATTGAAAACACCATCAAATAACGCTTCGGCATCCGCTACGTTTTTAAGCCTGTCGCAATACATTAATGCAAATGTTCCTGTCCCTGCAACCTGCCCAGTCATTGTAGTAATGTCTTTAGTTGCTGTTTCGATATAGTTATCCGCTGTATTTTTTACCTCAAAACGATAAATAGCTGTAATCCCTGCAGGAATAAGAACCACCCCTGTTGCTGTATTCTGTATTACGTTCGCACTACTCCATGTAGCAAAAGATATAGCTTTATACCCTTTAGGTTTTACGAACCCTGTTTTTTTTCTTGACGCTGTCAAAGTTGTTCCACACATATTTTTTAGTATTAAAAAACCCCCTCAATCGAGAGGGTCTTTGTTAGATTTTTTTTTATATTAACCTCCGTAAAGGACATTCCATTTTTGCAATACAACCCATGTAGTCATTGAGTTGATAATTTTCACGATTCTACGAGTTGAAGCGTTTGCCTCTTTTTCAATAATCAATTGTGAAGAATCACTATTTAAGTCCATAACTAACTTCAAGTTACTTTTTGGAGCTACAATTCTAAAACCTACTAAGTCAACAAAAATGATTTTGATATCATTAAAATACATATCGTTAAAGCTTGTTCCAACAAAGTTCTCTTGTAACGCTGCACCTTGTACACGGTTAACTGATTTGATTAATTTATAATCACCTTTAGGAGCGTAGATAACTGGAGCTTCTTCACCTGTTTTAACAAGGATTTCGTCTGGAATAGTATTATAAATTTTAACGTATTCCGCTACGATTGTAGCCGTAGTAACCGCTGCAATAGTAAGTACTTTTTTATAATCTCCCAATCCTGCACCCGGTACTGCTTTTGATTGTGAGTCGTTGTAAATCATTGTTGCAGGCACTGAGTCAAAGAATGTAGTAGGCATTGCGGCCACTAATGTTTGCGCACCTGCTGATACTGAACCTTGTGCTGCACCCGGTGTTAATCCTGCGATTAATGCTTTTGTTGCAGCAGTTGCTCCATTCCAAACTCCGCTTTCAAGTTTAGCCCCTGTTGCTGGTTGGATTTGAATTAATACTTTTTTGTCGAACTCATCTGAAATAACATTGTAAGCTCCTGCTGCCATTGTTTTCTCAAACTTAGTATTTAATAAAGAACTCTCATCAATAATTCCTTCAACATTAAATGTCTTAAGATTAACAACTGATTTTTGAGTAGACAAAGCTACGTTATCCGCAGTTACTGAACCGTAGTTAGCTGCTGAGAAAGTTACACTTGCGGAACTTTCGTAAATGTCCATCCCTGATTTGTGACCCTCTGAAATTTCGATTGTCTCACCTCTGAAGGTTGGTGAGTCTGCATACACTTCTTGTATTACATCCGTGTATTCTGTTTGCGCGGTTTTTACGCCTGTAAATGATACTGCCATTTTTTTTAGTTGTTTCTGTTAAATTTTACTTTTTGTGCGTTTGTCATTTTATCGTAAGATAATTCAACTTGTACTGGGTTCGCTTTTATTTTTTTAGCGTCGATTAATTCTGTTTCTAATTTCAAAACCTGAGCTTCTAAGTCATTTTCTTTTGACATCTTAGTAGCTTTTTCTTGTGTCAATTGAGCTTCTAAATCCGCTATTTTAGTTTCTAATTCTAAAATTTTAGCGTCTTTGTCATCTTCTACAGGTGCTTCTTCTACCATAGGTTCAGCTTCCATTTCTTCAACTTCGGAAACTTTGCCTTCAGCATCTGTTTTGTATTTTTTGCCTTCAAATTCAAATTCTTTATCGGCAACTGGATTCCCTTCGGCATCCGAAACAACCGCCCCATTTTCAAGCGAATTTCCGAAAATACCTGAGGCATATTCTGTTTTTTCGTCTGCAAAAAGTGCGACTATTTTTTCAATAATCGTTTTTTTGTTCATATTCTCTTTTTTTAAATTTACTGTTTCGTTTTCTACGGGCATCAATAAAGCTTCAATTGATAAGCCTGTTATTTTTCCTTCTTTAATATCGTTCCAAACGTTCTCATTGTCAATCTTATACCCTTTCATTAATGTGCCAATTGGTAAATCAAAACCTAGTTTAAAAGACTTATCTTGTACTGCGTCTTCAATAATCCAATTTTCAAAACAAAATACACCTTCTAAATTGGATTCCGTATCATGGTTAAGATTGATGTTTTGATCGTATCCATTACGGCAACCGTCCATGTGTAATTTTAAAATTGTTTCTTTATCAAAAAAAACAGTTCCTTGTTCACCATTAATATTTTTTCTAAAAATATCTAAGTCAGGAATTAAAGCGGGTGCGTATATTATTTTCTTTTCTTCATCTTGAAATATAAAGTTAATTTTTTCCTCTGAAAAATAAAGTAGAGTAGATTGTATAGCAGGTTCATCGACAAATGAAACTTTTAAAAGTCCTTTCGAGTCTAATCCTGTTTCTATTTTATATCTTTTCATATTTTTTTAAAGCAAAATATCCCTGTCCGCAATTAAGCAGAAAGGGATATTATATTTTTTTGAGTGCTGTACAACTTCATACAGTTATTTATTTTAACAAATATAGTAAATTATTTTATATGAATCATATTTATTTTATCAATAAATATTTACGCCCCCAAAACTATTTTGCTTCACTAAGTTAGAATCTAAATTCTGCTGTGTTGTAACTTCGCTACCTACGACAAAAGCTTTAATGATAGGCTGTTGCTGTTGTGCGTTCGCTATTGATGTTGCAATTTGATTTTCGCTACTAGCTTGGAACCCTGTTTGAGGTGTCGCTCCTATCCCTGAGGGTGCGCTTGGCAAACTCGGTGCGCTCGGTGCTGAGCCACCCCCGACTGCTTTTAATGCTGTTGCAGTACCTTGTATGATTGAAGCTGTTGACATTGCACCGACGGCTACGTCTAACGCAATAGGAGCTATATTTTGAGGGAAACCTAATTTTAAATCCTGCCCAATTGCGGTCGCAGTATTCATTACTGTTTTCCCTAAGTTTATCCCACTATCTGCTAAAATAGCAGCTTTCTGTATAGCTTTATTTTTTATTGCTCCTGCAGCTAATCCTTTTAAAAGAGTGTCTGTGTTAGCGTTCATTCTAGCAGTTACCTGTTCTTTATTTTTTGCAACGGCTTCATCTATTTCAATTTTAGCAGTAGCATCTTCGCTTTCAAAATCTCGAAATTCTTTTAGTCCATCCGCTAAAGTAGTTAATTGGTCTTTTTGTAATTGAGCATCTAAATCGTTTTTTTCCTTTTGCTTTTCTGCTGCATTTTTGAAAAATTCATCTGCATCTTTTAATAAGTCTTCTCGATGCTTTTTTTCATTTTCCCGTTCTTGTTTCTTTTTTTCTTCATCTTTTTTTCTATTTTCCTCTGCTCTCTCATCTGCTTTTATACGTGCATCAGTTTCTTCCTGAGCAATAGCTATTTGGTTATCTGATGCTAATTGTCGACGTGCTTTTAAAGAATCATTATAGATTCCGTTTTGTTCTTGAAATAATTTATAAGCTTCTTGAGACGTTTTCTTTTGAGCGTCGGTTGCGTCTTCTAATCCTGCAACTCTCCTAGCTTCTAAGAAAATAGATTGAGCTTTAACCGCATTAACTCGTTTTTCCGCTACCTCTTGGTTTATTAATTCCTCACTTAATTTTCTAATTGCGTCCGTGCTTTTTCCGTGCGCTTTTGCCATTGCTAAACTATGTTGAGAACTAAATGCCATCTGTTCATTTGCTTTCGCAGCATTTAATTTTAAATTGTCCATCTGTTGGTTCAGAACCATATTTGCTGCTGTTGCTTTTGCTGCTTCTCCAGAAAAGTCGCCAAACGCCCCAGTTAAATATCCAATTCCTAAAACTAAGGCTGCTATTCCTGCAACTATTAAAGTTACAGGTGCAAGTGCAATTGCTAAACTTGCGTTCCAAATATTGGTTGCAACTGTTGCCGCTGTGGTTGCAAATGTAGAACCTTCAACTGCTGCCGTTTCCGCTACAACAACTGCTGTGTTTGCACCAACTGCTGTTGTATTTAATGCTGTTGCTGTTGTGTCAACTGCTTTTGCTGTGGTTAATGTTGTCCAAGTATTTGAAAGTACTGATTTTAAAACAGCTAATTGGTCTGCTACATTTGAAAGATTAGATATAGCATCGCTAAAAGCCATTGCAGCCTGCACTTTCAATAATTGTTTTTGCGTGTCTTCACTTTCACCACCAAACAGAGCCATTCCCGCAGTCACTCCCTGTAATCCAGTACCTGCAACCTGTGTAGCTGCACCCAACGCCTTAAACTTTTGGTCGGGATTAAAAGACTCGCTTAAGTCTTTCGCAAAACCTATCTGGTCTTTTAAGTTGGCAACACCTTTCGCAGCATTAACAGCTTGTTGTGAGGTTTCGCCATATAATTGAATAGACTTTGTAAGTTCGTTATTAGCCTCACGTAATTGGGTCTTAAGCGTTTTGTAAGCTACATCTTGCAACTCAATCGCTTTTGTCTGCTCATCCGTTGACGTTACCGTTGTATCAATTGATGCCCTTAGATTATCCGTGTCTTTTTTTATAGCATTCGCATTCGTGCTAAAATCAATAATAACCTTTTCCTTGCTAGTTTCGTCTGCCATTTTATGTAAAATTTAATAAGTTCATTTTTGCTTTCCCTGTTGTTATATCAATTGTCGCATCGATTACCGAAAATCTATTTTCCTGCAATACTATTTCATTTTGTAATCTGAAACCATCGGGAACCAATGATTGCCCTTGCGAGGTCGTTGCGTAATTCAATACCAATTCACTCGCAGGCAATTCTAATTCAAAGGATTGGTTTAACGTGTTTGGGTTCAATAATCTTTCCGTTAGTACCTTATAAAAATCATAGTATAATGATCGTATAGTACTCTCATGTATTAAACTAAAACCAAAACTAAAACCATTAGGGTGTACAGGGCTTGTTTTTATATATGAATTTAAAGCAGCTGTAGTAAGTGCCCCAACGCCTAATGTCTTTTGAAACCCAAGTCTTTTATCGCCTGATAAATTCCTTAATCCTGCGTTAAAAAAAATAGTCAACTCATTGGTATTGGGCTTATATCTTTTTTCACCACCTGATAACGTTTCGGGAGCATCTGAGCCAAAACCATAAGACGTAAATTCGTCCGCCATACCCGATATAGGTAACGCTTCAAGTATTGAAAATCCTGTTTCTACTTTAAATTCGTTTAGATTTTCGGTTGGCTTAACCGCTGGGTATGTTGTTTGTCCAAACTCAACTCCAAAAGTGCTTTTAAAATCTACGTTTGACTTATATTTTGATGTTAAATGTTTGAAATTGTAGTAATTAAAGTCAGCAGGTAGGCTTTTATTAACTGATTGCGATACTATATAAGGCGTATAATCGACTACTTTTTTAGAATAGGCATTGTTTTCAACTAATAAGTCTGTTGGTGTTAGCCAAAAAAGTTTGTCATCATTTGGTGAAGCGTCGAATATTGATATATTAAACGTTTTGAAAAATGAATTTAGAAAGTCTACACATTTTGTTTCGGGAATAGCTTTGAATAAGTCTATTATACCACCGCCTGAAGCAACACTATTGTTATTTGAAAAACTTGCATACCTCCATTTCTTTCTTTCTAATGAATTAAATCCAAAAAATTTATAGGTATGATAGTATTCTTGTATAGTGAAGATATCCATCGTGCCCCAAGAAGAAATTTGTTTTGGTGAAACCTCGATTTTAAAACTTAAAACATTAGAAATGAACATTTCATCTGTAATATTTATTTCAACAGTTGCAACGTTATTAACTTTCGAAATAGTTTCGTTAAACAATATCCTGTCATCTGAACGCCTTACAGTTACTAAGAAGTCACCTGTTGACGAATCATCCAATATGATAATGCTGTTTAACCTTACTGTCAACTGAAAATCACCACCCCATCTTGTAGGGTAAAAAGAATTGTTTTGCGTTACCGTTACCGTGTTGGTAGTTAAATTAACAACTGTATTATATCTAGGATTAGCTGGCAACCCATCGCCACCACGGTCAATATTTTGGCTTATAACCGATAGGGTGAAGTTGTTAATTATATCGACTGTCGATAATTTATTTGTAGCTGTAATTTCTGCGTTACAATATAAATACCAATCGTTATATTCTTGTTTTGTTTCTAAAGGCATTTCGATATTTAAACCGTATTTCGCTTTAATTAAATCAATAATTGCACGCCCTTGTATTGCAGGCCTTAACTCTGAGGACTTTATAGTCTGATTATTTAACGGATTCGCACCGTTTACAAAATATACATTGTCAAGATAATTGTTGCCAGTATTCAATCGCCTTTGAAATATTCTACTTCTTGAAATTAAAGGAACGTAATACTTCACACCTGAGGGATGTAGCTTTACCGAACTTAAAGAACTATACACATCATTTGGGAGCCAATTAATCTCTACAGGTGAAGCAGGCAAGTCATTGATAAGGTCGTTACCCATCCTTGTTTGTAAAGATATCATTGTAGTAGTGAAGTTTGCCGTGAATGATTTTACTAAACCAAATTCCTCTCGGACTTCGGTAAGTTTTAATTTTCCTGTTTGAGAAATTAAACCATTGGAATATATTTTACAAGGGAAAACATTATCTGTTTTTGTTTTGAAAACTTTTGTATTCCCTACAAAACCGAAAATCCTTTGATTGTTTAGCGTGCCTGGGAAAGTAAATGATAAGCTAAACGGTGAAAATATCTTACTTAAGTCAGTTGTATCTTTCAATACATACTTCATATTTATAGATTCATTTTTCGCTAAATCGACTTTGTAAAAGTTTTCATTATCTATTGAAATATATACTTCTGTTTGTAAATTCATTATCTTAAATTATTTATCCTTCCAATTGTCACGTTGAAATTTAGTTCATAATTTATCTTTCCTTTATCGTTTAGTCTTGTTTTTTTAGTGAAACTTTGATTTTCACAGGTAACAGGAATTTGCTTGTAAGTTGAGTAGTAACCTAAGTCTAATGTCGTTACGGTATCATTGTCTACTGTATATGTTGTGTTGTCAACTGTTACCGTTGTAGTGTCAACTGTAAGGCCTAAGTTAACAGTTGTATATACTTCGCCTGTATATTCCATTAAGTAAACTAAAGGCGAATATATAACTTCTTCAACTTGTTCAGTCATTGTTTCGTTTAAATCGCCCGTATTAATGATGTACGTTTGCTCTGAATTATCTATCTTCCTGCTTTTTGAATGGATAATGTTATTATTTATACTATTTGGGTTTCTGTATAATCTTGGATTAGTATCCGTGTTTACTTTTATATTCTTAACCGCCTTACCATACGGTGTGAAGTAATCCCATAAGCCTAAGCGGTTAATATAAACTACTAAGTACTTATCGCCTAATTGAGGTTTGCAAGTTGTTAATGGATTAACAACGCTTGAAATTACATTTTCGGTTGTTGCTGTGCCCAATGTCTTTGTAAAATCAAAAGCGCGTTTAAAATACTTTATCTTATCTGTATAGTTTCTTGAATAGTTGATAGGCAATAGGCTTAAGTATGGTTGTGGCTTACCTACATCTCCAACCTGCTCAAAGTCATATCTATATCCAAGCGTCGCGAAATTGGTTGTACTTGAAATAGCTGATTCTATATTTGAATCATTTGTAACCTGATATTTAGTTTGAAAAAATACTCCTTCACCTGCTATACTAGGAGCGTCATTGCCTGAAACCCAAGCGAATTTCGTACCTACAATGTGACTTCGTAATATTTCTGCTATTTGAAAATTGATATAGTTATCTAACTTAGATACTTTATCTGCAACAAGTGTATAGCTTGGCAATGTAGGAGGGGCATTTAAGTTACCACTCCATATATACAACTCACATACAGCTGATTTTATAGTATTGGATCCTGCAAGGTTTCTAATTCTTAAGTTTATAGGCGACCCAGTTAAATAGACTTGGTCTTGACTTGTTATTGTTGTGGGTGTTATTGCCATTATTTATTTTTAAACGGATATAAAATACTTTCTTTTATCTCTTTAATCATTATTTCGGTAGCTATTGGTATTTCTTTTTTAACAGTTATCATAAGTGCATTTAATTCACCTTCATTTTTCCCCGCAGGTCTAACATCTTTACCGTATGATTGTTGTGTCATTACTAACTGAGTGTCTTTTTCAACTCTGAAATTAACCGACTTCTTTAGCCTACCTGTTAAAACCCTCGTGATTTTTTTAGTTTCCTTTTGTATTTTTTCTCCTAAAATATCGAGGTTTTTTCTAATTATCTTGTCCGCTGTTATCTGTGCTTTGCTCCTTCGTTTCGCCATTTTTCAATCCTTTTAAGAAATTCTTAATTCCTCCGATACTTAGTTTCTTTTGCTTAATTTTAGGCGTTACCGTTTTTTGTACTATCCTTCCCGACGCTGTTTTTCTTATTGCCTCGTATGGTGTTCCGTTTTCATCTGTCCATATTAATGAATAGGGAATATCACTCGGGAGCATTTTTTTTATATTCTCTTTTAAATCGGAGTTATCTAAAAATTGGCCGTAAAATACTTCGCCAAATTCTAACTTCCCACGTTCATCAATAACATAATATATACTTCTTTTTAAATATCCCGTGTCAACATGAGCGGTCTTTTTTGAAGCGTCGACAATTTTTTTCGCAATAGCTTTTATTTCAACTTCGCTATATTCCACAATATCCTGTGTTGGGACTACTCAATACAATATCAAAAACAAACCCGTCTAAGTTCGCACCCCCGAACTCCGATAACGGTTCCAACTCCGATATTGTATTAATAGTTATGTTGCTGTTAATGTCGAACCTTCTTATGTAATTAATGAATTTCATTGCTATTGAATCGCATTCGTTTAGATTATCAATCCAATTTGATTCCTCCATTATTTTCGAAGGCTTTA